ACCAGTGTAATCGTAATAACGCCACAGAACAAAATTGTTAGTATTTGTTGAATCATAAGTAAAACATGGCTGATAATTAGCTGCGTTATAAGTTATGTTTCCGATTGATGAACCAGCTGAACCATACTGATTTGCGCCAGAATCGTTGTTGATTGTTCCATTAATAGCTTGATCAACGCTTCCAAAATAGTTTTTAAAAACAACTTCAAGATGTTCATAGTTACCAGTAATGCTTGTTAGATCTAATGTGCTACCGCTTAGAGATCCGCTGGCCAATAAGTATCGCCCAGCCTGTGTCCATTTGATTCCCGTGCCTTGAGTAGAGTCTGCTTGTAAAACAGTACCATTTGCTCCAACACCTAGACGAGCATCGGCTGTTGAATAAGTGTAAAGATCGCCTTTAGTTGTCAGCGGTGAAGTCGATCCTGCGCCCCACACAAAGTCCATGTCTGCGTTGGTGTTTTTCTTTAAAAACTGGCCAGTAGTGCCGCCTTTGAGATCGGCCAACGATGTATCAACCGCCTGACCAAATACCTCAAAATCAGCTGGCAAATCCGTGACCAAATCTGTGGCCGTTGGCATTTGCCAATTGAAATTACTCGTTGGATTACTCATTTTTGCTCCTTACGCCACAATCGTGGCATTAATCCAATCCAAAGTTGGATTGATTGTGTTCCATTTTTCAACCACCGGCACATCGTTCCATCGCATGGCTTGCAATGAAAACGAGATTGGCGAAACAATCATTGAAATGCTCACCTGATTGTATCTGGCATTAAATGTCCAGCCTTCAACAAAACCCAGATAATCGCCTGAATTCATGTTCAATGGCAGATTGGCAATATTGACCGGCATGCCCATGAAAACGCTAATTAAAGAATCACGATCTGCATCATCAAGCTCTGGATTGGTCAATTCAAATGTGATGTTGTTGAAATTAAACCGCGGAAAAGCTCTCAAGGATAGGTAGAAATCGGCTTGATCTTCGGCATCGCTGGCGTTGTGCAATGTCGTGGTGATAATTTGAGCCAATTCCCCATACAGGCCAATTGATGTCGCATCGCTGGCAGATTTTTCCGATGATGATGTTGCCCCGTATTTCAAAGTAATTGAATTTCGCACATCACCGGCTCTTTTTTGGATGCTCAAGCCGGGTGCCACGGCATGATTGGCCGTCAAATCGACATACCCATTGGCCGCCAAATAATTTGTTCGATGAGTACTGTCCGCATACCCGATTTGTCCGGTGCCAGATTCGAAAATGTAACCCAATCCCGATGTTGCTAAAGCTGCGACCAATGAATAGACATCCGTCCGCGAGCTTGATCGGGCTGCCAATTCATAATTGCCCGGCCGGTCGATGTCTCCAAGTCCGCTATTTTCAGCATCTTGCCATTGAGTTGTTGGATCGTAAGTGGCCCATGTCAATGCACCTGGTACCTCTTGCCATGTGTTAAACAAAACGCCACTCAAAACATCATAAATCTGATCACCATCAAATTCTTTTGACAGCACACCATTTGTCAATGCTTTTGGCAAACGCGACAATGCGCCCAATCCAATGATGCTAATGCGCTGCGCATAATCTACTGATCCCACTTCGGCAACAGAAATGCCAACCTCAACAACCGAGCCGCCAAAGATTGGCACAAATGTAGCTGTGGAATTTTGCAATTCAATCGTGATCGAATCGTTAATTTCAATGGGCACATTTGATTGAGTAAGGTTGATGATTTCTAAATTGATGTATCCGGCATTAGCTTGCTCATAAATGTTTGTGCGACCGCTTGTGATTGTGAGATTGGCCAAAATGGCGGTTTGATATTGAATTCCTCCAATAGTCACACGCCAAACGGGATTGAAAATGGTCATCCAATACCCACCAAATTGGTTGCTCCATTGGTGCCACGATAATAAGAATTGTTAAATGCCTCTGTCGCTGCTCGCGTGAATCCTTCTTGATCAATGATCGATGGAGCATTGACATTGATGACGATGCGTTCGGCCGTTGTAAGCCCACCCATAGCTGTTGATCTAGCGGCTGCGGCCGTTTCGCGCGCAGCTCGCAATCTTGCCGTTTCGGCTGCCAATTCGTTTTTGCGCAAAATTGCAGCTTGCATACCCGGTGAAAATGCCTCAAGCGGTGCACCTGTAAAGGTACGCGGATCTCCATTGGGGTCATAAAACAAATCTTGATTTCTGATTGGGCTTTTGCCAACAGGTGTGATTGGAACTACTTGCTCAAATGAGGTGCTTGCTTTCAAACCTTTCGATCCATCTCCACCAAAGAAAAATTGGGTGACAGGATTGTTTTTGATAAAATTGACAAACTCTCTCATTTTGTCGATTGTGTTAGAAATAAATCCAACCAGCTTTGAAAAGCCTGTGACTAGAGCAGCAACGATTGTGCCAATGGCTTCGAGTGCTGTTTTGAATTGATCGCCCAAAAGTGGCACCAAATACTTTTTGATGAATTCCCAAACCTTTGCAAGTGCATCATAAAATGGCTGTAATTCGGTAGAATTGTCGTTGATTGCTTTTTTGATCTTATCAAATGCAGATTTCAAACCTTCAAGAATTGGGCGAACAATCCCGCCAATTGCCGGGATGACTTCCTCGTATAAGAATTTCCACCACTTGACCAAAACAGGCAAAAGATCATCACGGATGGTTTTAAAAATCTCGCCAAATGCTGGCCCCAATGTCTTGCCCAAATTCTCGGCAAAATCCTGAATTGCTGGGATGCCTTTGTCCACAAAATTGCTGATCAATGGTGTGAGCGCATCAAGCACATATGATCCGACAGTTTCTTTTGCTTCATCAAATGCGACAGTTAGCCGCGCCATTTTTCCTTGAAATGTCTCAGCTTGCTGGGATGCTTGGCCTTCAAATGTTTTGGCCAATGCAGCTGCAGCCGCATCAAAATTCTTTGACTTGATGATTGAATCATCGATGCCAACACCCAATTTTTTGAGTGCTCCCAAATTGCCATCGTATGCTTTACCTAAAGCCTCTGAAACGGCCTGCAAATCTTTGCCCGTACCAGCTGAAATGTCCAAAGCCAAAGATTGCAATTCCTGTGCCTTAGTGACATCTTTTGTGCTTCTCACAAGTCGATCCAGCGATGGCCTCAAAACATCATCCGTGATTCCGTTGGCCAATGCTGTTTGTGTTATGTAATCCTCAACGGCTTTGATTTGTGCGTTTGTGGCACCTGTAACATTTTCCAATGTGGTGGCCAACTTGGCTTGAGCGGCTTCATCCTCAATGGCCGATTTCACGCCATCGACCAGCAATGTGCCAGCATAAGCTGCGGCAGCTGCTCCAGCTATGGCAAAAGCTTTGCCGGCTTTGGCGGCAAATCCACCAAGTTTTGAGCCAAAACCTTCAACCTCATTTGATCCGCTGTTGAGATTCTTTTTGAGATTGTCAATATCAGCCAAAATGGAGAGTTTGAGTGTCCTACTTTGTCCGGCCATCACCACTCCTTCAAAATCTTAGTAAATGCAGCTTCCCATTGAGCGATGATGTGAGGTTGTTCAGCTCTCAATGTTGGATAAATAAAGTATCCTCGTGATCCACGACCTTGGCTGCCAGACCACACCGGGAATTGTTTGAATTTATTTGATCCAAATTCATAACCGCCCCAAAGTTGCTGAGTTGTACCGCCACCGCTAAATTTTTGGGAAACAAAACCAAATGACAATTCACCGACCTTTGATGATTTGCTCACACGCGATCCATCAGCAATACGGCTGGCAGCTCTATTCGGACGGCCACCGGCTGCGCTTTTGATTTTGGATTGCACATAAGTGGCCAGCCCATTTGAAACGCCTTTGGCCTGAGCCACGGCTGTTTCATCCATGGCTTTGAAAGCCTGCAAAATGCCGCGCAATTGAGCTTTGTCATAGGTGATTGACTCAGTTGCCATCTCGTGTCCTTAGAATCTCAAAAACAGTTAAAATGTCCTCAGCGGTTTGAAACTCTGATCGTGACAATCCCGTGGTGATGGCCAATTCCCAAATGATCCGGTTTAAGGTTCCCGGCTCGTAGCTTTTGGGTTTTCGGTTTCTCCCATGTTTATGTCAGTTACAGTTTCACACCACACCTCAAAAGGCTTCACAGGCTTTCCGGCTGATTCGCGTTTCATTGCGTGGTATGCCAAAAACATCAAATCGGCAATGCCTAATTTCTCAGATACTTGCTGAATTGTGTTTCCGGTTTTTTGTTCCCATTTCATCCACTCCGGTGGGAGCGCGGTATAGGTTGCACTCTCCCCGGATGTGAATTCAATTGTGATTGCTAGTTTCATGCTCCCGATCTCCTTTGTTAGCTAATTGTCAAAATTGGTGTTGTGACACAAGTAAAAGCAAGTGAAACAGTCTGTGCATCCGGTGCTGTGCCTCCAGCTGATGGCAAAATTGGCTGCACATCAAAAGCGAATGATGCTCCTGAATCTGCCCCAAAGATTACAGACAAGCCAGTATTTGGTGCGCTTGTTGCAGCTGTCCATAGCTCTTCACAAAGTGAATTTGCTGCGCCCCAGTCGGCTAACATTTCAACAGCAAATGTGCCTTGAGTGTCAGTCGTAAAGTACGCCTTGCCATCGAGTGTCTGGTAAGTGTTGATCGTTGAATCGACTGTCAAAGTCGCTGATGTGGCCTGTGCATCGTAATTATCACCAGCAATGGTGAAAGTGATGTCTCTGCCCGTGATGATTGTTGTTGGCATGATTTCTCCTTAGTTGGTGTAATAGGTGCTGACTTGTAAATCGGCTGTGAGGTATTTGCCCGCGCCAACTTCCAATGGTTGAGGTTGATTGACATTGCCCACGACATAGCCGTTTGGCATTGCGCTGATGATGCTGATCATCAATGTTTCCAGATTGTCTAAAGCTGCGGCATTGTTGGCATAACCCACAACACCGGTAACAGTCAGATTAACCTTGACTTTTGTGGTTGATCCATTGATCAAAACACTTTCCAAATAAGGTGCATCCGGGATCAAACAGATGCTTGGAGATGTCATTGCCTCTGGGATGCCGTTGTACACATTGGCAGCAATGCCTGAAAGTGCTGTTTTCAATGGTGTGCGGATGGCTGATTCGATGCTCATTGACACATCGTTTCGACATCGAGAAACGGGCCTAAAAGACCAATTACTCTATTTGTTAAGCTGCGGCCAAGCACGAATGGTGCTGGCTGAAAATTATCTGACATGATCTGATTGCCGGGAGCTGTGATGCTCTGAAAAATCTCAACCGACACAAGCAAAATTGCATTTTCAATTGGTGGTGTGTTCGCGTACAGCTGTGCGGCTGACCCACCGGATAAGGTCGCAAATGCCGCAGGAATAAACGGCAATGGATAGTCACGATCAGCCGCCGCTGTTGCCGCTGTAAATGTGTATGGCTCAATCCGATCATCGGTGACAGTATAAGTCGCGTTGTAGGCTCCGGCCCCGGTTACAACAACAGATTGACCCGGCACAAAATAGTTTGGCCGCATTGTGGTGAAATAAATGACGGAATCACTCACATTGGCAAAAGTCACCGATGATTGGTATTGCGTAAGTAAAGGCAAAATCGTTTGCTCAGCGGAATCTATGTAAGAATCCAACTGTGCATCGGAATACAAAGAAACCGAGACACCAAGAATAGACCTCAGCTGTGAGGCTGTGACAATTGCTGGCATCTCGGTTCCTTTCGTGTCAGTAGCGTTCGGGAGCGACCGCTACCGATAGTGATTTATGGGAG